AAAACCTTTCCTTCCGGATAAATTTCATGTTCTTGAAGCCAGCCAAGATCAAAAACAGCATTGTGCGCCAGCCATTTCCGTGGAACGCTGCAGAACTCTTCGAGCGTGATCCAGTCTTCATCACTAAAGCTCCAGCAATCCAGCACTACTGGAGTCTTGCCGAAGGTGGCCAACTGCAAAAGCCGAAGACCACCGAACTTCGGCTGAAGCCCAGTGGTCTCAACATCAAACGCAACAAAACTTGCATCATCGAGCGTGGACAGATACTCGATGCCGTGGAGGATTTCCATGCCTGGTAGGGCGTGTACCCTACTACTCTAGCAGGCTGTCAACCTCCCTGGCGGAACAAAGCACAGCCGCCGCGAGTGTCCCACCCTCAGGAAACCCAAGCAAGCACCGCGCCTTCCAATGTATGCAGTTCTTGCATGGGCCGCCGTCAGGCTGGGGCTTGTAACCCCGACGCAGCCGTTCCATCCGCTCCTCTTCCCGCCCAGCCGGACTGGTGCGATAACACTTCATGCAAAGCACGGGGTTTGTGGTCTGCGTACCACAGCCTTGGCACGCCCTGCTGTTGATCGTGATGGCCATCAGTCATCAACTTGATAAAAAGAACATTGGATAGCAAAAGTCCCGCCTGCCTCTGGAATATCCAAGCCGCACCGCTTTTGCCACCAGTGCGCACAATCTTGGCAAGTGATTTTTGTGCTGCGGATAGTTGGCACAGCACCTAGGGCTTTAACTGGCGTAACGCGCCGTGGAAGTTCCGGCCACAAATCTTTGTACGCCCGCCCTGTCCTGATCTGACTAACCGACTGGGGCACTACCCCCAAAAGCCGCGCCAGTGCAACGTTGTCACGCTCATCCGTAAGGATCAGCCTGACTTCCTCGGGCGTCAACTTCCTAGTCTCTAGCGGCTTGTTATCCGACTTGTGCGTTGGAACAACTTCCCGCTTGAGCTTCTTGTCGTAGTAAACATTCCACTTGTATCCGCAGCATTTACAGCGAAAGCGGTACGAGCGAATCGTCGACCCATTCCTCCAGTTGTACGTGTTTACAATTTTGCGAAAACTGTGAGTGCAGTAATTAGTCATTTTAATCTTTTAGTATTCTAACTTTAGTACTTTTACCAACGCACAACGCTCCTCAAACGATAGTTTTTGGAGCGCATCGCTAGTAGCTTTCAAGAAAGCAATGCCTACAAAACCTGGAAAGAAAAACGCTAGCAAGCCAAGCACAGGGTATGCAAAACGAACTTTCAATGGAGTGGAAGCATTAAATAAAGCCATCATTTCTTTGTCAGTCATTTTTGTAAGGCTCCGTAGCAAGAGTGTCGATCAAACGGTTCAAATACCAACGGGCTTTGCGAAAATCCTCGTAAGGATCTTTTTTAAGCCACGCCCGACTGACGTATTTAATGACCTGCCACTGCAGGCCACCGACGACAGCATCTGGAGCGTGCTTCACCCAATCCTCAATTACGTCGATCACCTCGACGCTTCCAGCCGTGTAATGGCTGGGCTGATTCACTGGATCACTCATCCTTTAGAACCCTGAACACCAGTGTCGCCTTGATAGCGACCAGTAACGGAGTAACTTTTGCCGGGCAGCATCGACATCTTGTGGAACACAATCTGCGCGATGCGCATACCCGGCCACAGCGGAACAGCGTGCATGGACCTAGCGTTTTGCAGTTCCAGTGTTAGCCGCCCCTTGTACCCAGGGTCGATGTACCCGGCAAGCAGATGCTCAATCCCTTCCCTGGCACGACTCGACTTCAGCGCCAGCTGCCCAGCAACACAGTCAGGCAACTCGAACTCCTCGATCGTTTCGGCAAGCACGAACTCATGCGGCTGGAGCATGAACGGCTTTTCCTGCGTATGCCCAGCAATGCTGAAAGGAAGTAACGCAGGCCCCTGCGGCATCTCTACCAACAGATTCTCACCGAGTCTCACATCGAGACTGGCCGGATTCACCAACTCTTGGAGAAACGGCGAGACCAAGCCCCGCCGCGCCAAGTTGTGAATTTCGTGATCACAAAGGATCATCAGTCAGCCACCACAACCGGAGCAGGTTGCTGGAGCGTCACGTGCTTCCAAGTCTTGTTCCACTTGATGCAGTTGATCGTGGTGACGTGAACGCCAAACTCACGAGCAATTTTTGCGACAGACTTCCCGCCATCAGCGAGTTGGCGCTTAATTTCCAACACCTTGGGCTCCGTCAACACCGCGTGCCCACGCTTACCCTTGCGGCTGGACTTACGAGTCTTACTTTGAGACTGGGCTTTTTGTACGGACGTTGTACGTACAAGCTTTTCCCCAGCGGGCAGGGGGATGGTCTGCTTGGGCTTGGTCAAGTCCAGCTGCACGTGCTGGGACGTCTCCAATGCAAAGCGTGCTGCTTCAAGTGCTTTAGAGATCTGATCGAACTGGGATTCAGAGAGGACGTACATGCTCATGGGTAAGAACGTGTGCAGTGTAGTAGGGGATGGTCAATTTTGAAGCTCCAGCTTGATGGCAGCCTGGAAATAGCCCGCCACCTTCAGACGGCGGTAGACAGAACCGCCCTCCTCGCTCTGCTTGTTCTCAATGCCGTCGTAATCACGACGAGCTTCCTCCAAGGAAGCCATGGTCTCGATATTGAGCATGTTCAGCTCGCTATCGGACAGCTCGGACAACTTATCGAGGTAGACCGTCTTACCGCCCAGCAGATAGGAGCGGTAGAAGGGCACCATTGAAGCTTCAGTCATGCAAAAAAGTTCGGATCCTGTTGGCGCAAGCGGGTGAGATCCGTGAGTCTCAACTTGAGAATCTCGTGGATCGCCAGCTGCGCCAGCTTAGTGGAGTTGATTGTGTCACTCGTGGCAAAGACGTAAATCAGGTGGCGGTAAAGCTGGGTCAAGGTGCGAACCCGGACCCAGTGCGTATCGCCGGGGATTGGCTCCATGGCATAAAGCCAGTCGTCGTAATCCTCGGCGTTGCGAAGCTCGCGGGCTTCAGTCGTCCCAATCAGACGTGTCGAGTGGAGTCCAGTCGTCGACCCGATCTGTGAGCATGGCCCGGAGTTCGGCATCTGTCGCTGGAATCAAGTCTTCATCTGAAAAGTAGAGGGTGCCTCGGCACAAGGCAGGCCCCCACTCCGCTGGCTCGAAGGCGGTCTGCGCATAACGCACCACCATGTCGTCAACAACGGCATCGACCACAAGATGGTCGCCTTCAAAGCGCAGCTCCTCAATGCTCTGTACCTGGCTCACTTGACCTCCTGTGCAGTTTCGTCGGGAAGCAGGGAATCCATCCACTGGTCCCAGGACATTTTGAGGAATTGCTCCAGCTCAACCAGCTTTTCGACCTGCTTCTCCTCGTAGCTGGTGTTCAGACCGAGCCCCTTGTAGCGGGTGATCTGCAACTGGAGCGAGTGCTTGGCCCAGCCCACGGCGTAGTACCACGGACTGAGATCGGTGTTGGAAATCTTGGCTTGAAATGGCTCGTGCATTGTTAATCAGTAATGGAGGGCTCGCCGGGGCGGGCTTGCCCTTAGTGTTGCACACAAGCCGCCCAAGCGCAAGGCCGAGCTGTCGCTTTTCTTCACATTCGCAGAGGTGGGCTGGGGCTGGCTACGCTTTTGGCCCTAGACCTTTTTTGAGGGATCTAGGCGGTCCAGTAGCAGCCGGCTGCGGGAAACAAGGTGGACACCGCGTGAGGACCCACCACCGGCTACCTATTTGCCGTAACGCGCCAGCACAGCACGAAGCCCCGCTGCCTGCGCATACGGCCCTTGGCGGATCGGATGGGCGAAGTACGCCTCCCGATAGACCTTGCACAGCTCAAAGTCACTGGGACCGTCTTGCTCGTCGGCCTCTAGCTCCACCGCACCCTCAGGCGGCAGGACTGTCTCTCCAAAATCCGGAACGCGATCAGCCATCGAGCTGCTCCAGTGCGCGGCGGATGATTTCAGCCTTAGCGACACTGATCCTGTATTCATCCTCCCGAGTAACTGAGCCGTAAGTGTTTGACGGATCAAGCAATGCAAGCGCCTGCTCCTTCAGACTCGGAGGCTTGGGGCGGCGGGCGGCGCGAAGTTCCGCGATATCCTCAGGTTCCCATTGAGCACAACGCACCAGATACTCACAGCACGCCTCCAGCTCCTGGTCTGCGCCAGCGCGAAAAGCCTCCTGAATGAGCCATACCTCGACTTCTCCTCTTTTGGCGCCATCAACAGCGTGCAAGATGGCCTTATCGCAGAACTGCTTCACCAGCTCCGGCGGTGGGGTGATGGGGTGCTCTTGTGTCATTACTTAAAAGTTTTTATGTTAGGTACGAAAGCTAGTCGTACCAGTGGATTTGAAGTGAGGGGCGTACAAAGGTTTATGGGCGAGTCGCGTTTAATGCAGCCCCGACCGAGCTGCACCCCTCTAATTTGATGGCCCAAGCGTGAGACGCCTCAAGGACGCACAGAGGCTTGGGCTCTTTGGTCGTGCCGGAATCGAACCGACTGTCTGAAGCGTTGTCCGCCTGTCCTTACCAATGGACTACCGACCCAGCCCGATGCCGAAGCAGAGCGGGAACCCTCTTATTGTTGCACACCTAAGGCTTCTGGCTCGTACTGCGTAAGCACGCAGACGTCAGCGCCTTGGCGAAGTGCAGTCCCAACGATGTAGTGGAACTGTTTCGGGGCGTCATCGGACTCCTCGATCTGGTACTCCTCCACCTCGTAGGCCACGCCTTTGCGGTACCAGGAGACCCGGACCACGGCGAGCAGCTCGTAGGGAATGTCGCCAAC